AAGAAATCATCATCATGTAACTCACTATATCCATAGTAGAAAGTCTTTGCAAGACCCATATACTTTCTCTTCATTAACTTCTCAATACGTGCGTCTTCGCATACATTGACAATGCCGTGAGGAACTTCTGTTTTTAAGAACCAATCATCGTTTGGTGTAAACAATGCATGACCAACCTCATGACCAACTAACATGTCATAGACGCTGTTGCTTGCTTTCTCCCAGAGAGGTAGAATTAAAACTCTTGTCTCTACATTGAAGGATGCTGTTTCGACTTGCTTGTGCTCAACTACTAGATCCTCTGTTGCAAGTAGTTTAGCAAGTTGTGATTTGATTTCGTGTTTTACTGCCATTGTTCTCTGTTTCTATATGGCCATAATAAAGGAAAACCATACACTAAACCAAGGTTAGTGGACACTTTGTTGAGTGGTTTATTCTACAGAATCTAATACGCTGATAGTTGGCATCCATCCTGTGCTTGCCATGATTGATATATCTGCAACGTTATCTTCTGCTTCACCGGGTGTATATTCTTTAAGAGGTAAATCACCTTGACCAAATTTCTCTGCAAGTTTTCTAACAGGAACAGACTCACCATATCCTATTGGAACTGGGCCTGTAAGTGTACTTGGTGCAAGATATCGAATTGCATTGCATACATCATGAACATGAATCCAATCTCTCTTATGATTTGTGACATAAGTTGCTTTTTTATCACGAAGTAACCCATACATCATATTTGCTCGAACATCGGGGCCGTAGACCGTTGTGAAGCGCATTCCGACTGAATTAGGGGGTGCCATCTGTTCATTTATCCACTTACTCATTGCATATGGATTCTCCCAATAGTTATCATCTACAGCACTTGACGATGCATAAAGCAATCTTGTATTTGTTTCATGGCACCAATCAAATATGGGTTTTGCCTTGACAACATTATTAATATAATATGCCTCTGGTTTTTCAAGACTCTCACGAATATCTGCCCATGCTGCAAGATGAATCACTAAATCATAATCACCACCTTTAAAGTTACCTACATCATCTGGATGATCAATACCATGAACTTCATATCCAAGTTCACGTCTCCAGTCTGCAAATACATATCTACCTATGAATCCACGGTGTCCTGTTACTAATACTTTCATGTCACTGGCCAATCAATAACTTTTCGGATCTGTTCATTATACTTCCATATCTCTTTGAACATGTCAGCATTGACATCATGATTTTCCATTTGAACAATCAATGAGTTCAAATCTTTTGGAAAACAAGTGCCACCAAATCCTCTATCATTATCTATACCGGGGACTTTAGTATGTGATTTACCAATACGACTATCAGCTGTCACACCTTCACATACCACATCATAATCCATACCAACTGCTTGACATAGATCATATATCTTATTAAAGTATGCTACTTTATAAGCGAGAAATGTATTAGAGAAATACTTAATCGCTTCACTCTCATCTGAGGTGGTAATGATGCTTGGTATCTCAGGGAAAAATTTTTCAAACATAGCAACAAAGTCAACACAGAGATCCATGTCGCCACCGACAATATTTCTTTCGGAATTAGCAAAATCTTTGATTGCATTTCTTGCTGTTAGAAACTCTGGATTGTGAATTACATTATGACGTTCTAGATATTTCTTTGTTGTTCCAATCGGTACAGTTGATTTGATTACAAATGTTCCTGTAATGTGATCTGGTAAATCCTCAAAGAAATTATCAAGTATTGATAGATCACATTCTCCACCATATCTCATTGGAGTTGGTAGACATACAAATATAAAATTAGAATTTATTACATCTCCTAGACTATTCAAAGATCTATTCTTATCAACATCATAGACCTTACATTTTGTTTTATCACGAAAGTTTTGATAGACCGCATTACCTACAAAACCATTACCAACAATACCAATCATAATACCATCCTACTAAATCCTTTAGTCTTTTCAAATCTTACCACATTTTCAAACCTATCGTCTAGGCCTGTCTTATGTGATATGACAAATATATTCGCATCATCAATTACGTATTTGATTATCTTTAAAAACTCTTCTGTTCCCTGACCGTCAAGTGAACTATCAAATACCTCATCCAATACCATTAAGTTTGTTGATATTGAATTTTTAAACTTGGCAACTTCTCTCCAAGTAAATAACAAAGATAAATCTATTCTCTGCTTCTCTCCTTCACTAAACGATGCATATGAAAAATCTTCGTGAATTGGGGATTGGACGGTTTCGTTAAACTCCTCATCAAGAGTAAAATTTATATAAAAATCCATCATCTGTAGATAACGGTTTATTTGCTGATTTATCAGCGGTAGATACTTCTTGATGATTTTAGTCTTAACTCCTCCGTCCTTAAGCAACTCGTAAGTATAATTAAAGTATTTAATTGTTTCTTTTTTGGTGGCTAAGGACTCATAGGTCTCCTGTAAGGTAGATTTGAACTTTTCTAACTTTTCATGCTCAGTATTTCTGTTTTCAAGTTGATTGGTAAGTGTTTGAATTTCATTTTTGATATCTTGTTGCTGCTTTTGGCAGTTAGAGATAAGAGTGTTGTTTTTAGAAATGCCATGCGTGAGTTTAGTGATCTCCTTTGATAAGTTAGTGAATTTACGCTCTCGTTCTTTTTCTTTTTTAATCGCTTCCTCCAGTTCTTCGTAACCAGATTTAAGCTCCTTTGCTTTAGTTTGAGCGTGACTAATTCTATTTAAACGGAACTCTTCTTCTATAGATTGGGTACATGTAGGGCATGTTACATTATCAGTAAAGAACTTATGTTCCTTAGTAATGGTCGATACTTTATTGGATATTTGACCTTTCAAAGTGTTAAGTTTCGCTAACGTACTTGTTGTGTTTGTTAACTTTTCCTGTTCTTCCTTCAGACCAAAAACAAGGTCATCAGAACGTTCATTCTCCATAATATAAACACAAATATCATCACCTAACGAATCTAATTTCTTTTCTTTTTTTACTATATCTTCTTTACCACGAGTCTCTACATCTTGAATAAATGTCTCTTGCATCTTGACTTTATCATTTAAAGAATCTCTTTTGAGATCTAATGTCTTAACTTCATCTCTCACTTTTCTTATCTTCTCTTTCAGAATATTATTCATTGAGGTGAATATCTTAATGTCAAGAAGATCCTCTATCACCTCTCTACGATTGGGTGCACTCAGCTGCATAAAGGGAACAAAGTTACTTGATCCTAATATAACAATCTGAGTAAATGATTTGTAGTTCATCTTCACTACATTTTGTTCAAGCCATTTCTGTTGATCATTGACAGATGCAGTTTGATCAAGTAATTTATCATTTCTCCATATCTCAAATATATTTGGTTTGATTCCTCTTATAACTTTCCATGAAGTTGTTCCGATTTTAAATTCAACCTCAACGTTCAAATCCTTTTCATTAACCGTATTGATTAATTGACTTTTATTAATTTTACGAAATGGTTTTGCAAACAATCCAAAGGTAAGTGCATCCAATACTGTGCTCTTTCCACTACCATTTGCACCAACAATTAATGTTGTTGAAGATCCTTGGAAATCGATTTCAGAATATTGATTGCCTGTTGATAGAAAATTCTTCCAACGGACTTTTTCAAATAAGATCATACTTTTTATCAGGCGGTATTACAATATCGTTAGATGTAATTACAGTATAGTCGTAATCATGAGTTTCGCACATTGCAATCATAGTTGGGGGATGAACTTCGATCACATGCATCTCTGGATAATCTTTATCCTCTAACATTAGAGCATAGCGAATTGCATCATCCTCCTCTTCAAAAATGTAAAGGATTTCTTCTCCCTCTTCATTTTTAACAGAGTAAGCTCCTGCATCTTCTTGTCCATCGATTGTGATGATAAACATCAGACTAACTCACATGCCTCTTGGTAAACTTCTTTTATTATATCCTGTATTGTAGACTTTTGCAAATCTACTTCGGATTCTTCCACATACCTATTTAATATGGAAAGAGTATCCTCAGATTCAAAAGCCTCAAACTCTTCGTTTTCATTTAATTGAAAGTTCTCAAGTATCTTTAGTTCATGAACATCGGATGCATAGATCTTATCAATATATCTTTCAAACTTTTTAAGATCTGTTTTTTTACGAACAATTAATTTTACAATTTTACCTGCAAACTGACGAGTATCAAGTAGTTGAGCATCATCATCTTCATAGTAGAGATTACAAAAAATATTATATGGATTATCAATTGGTGTATGTTCCATTGTATCTGTATCAAAGATATGGAATCCACGAGTATCTCCTACATCATTCCAATACATTTCATATGGATTGCCAAGGTAGTAAACCTTTCCATTATTAGATCTTGTATGAAAGTGTCCTGAGTAAACTCTCTCAAACTTATCAAATGTTTTTACATCCGTGCCATGATCCATGATAAATCCGGGATTCATTTCAAATCCTTTACACTCAAGATGACCCATTACACATGGTGACTTTGATTTGTCAATCATATTCATGGTTTGTTTCTGATTATCAGAGTTGATCCAAGGTAATAATAAAATATTTAATTTATCTAATTTAATATCTGTTGCTTCTGAATATACTTTGACATTATCATATTCTCTCAATAATAGATCAACAGCATTTACTTCATTTGTATTCTTATAATAGGCTGTGTGATTACCAACAATCGTATGTATTGTACATCCCATCTGAGCAAGACGGTCATAGTAATTATCTTTTGCCCATGATAATGCAGCAAAGTCAATACCCTTGCGACTATCAAAGGTATCACCCATATCTACAATCGTAGTAATTCCTAGTTCTTCTAACTTTGGAAAGAATATATTATTATAAAACTCAAGAAAGAAATCATGAAATACCTTTGAATTTTTACGGCATCCAAAATGTTGATCAGTTATTATCGCAATCTTCATTAATAGCGTAGCTTAGAATGTACAGCATCTTTGATACTATTATAGTCTGCTGAGTCCATTCCGTCAACCTTATCGCCAGAAAATACTTCATCATATCCTGACCTTTCTAAGATTTTATTTTTGATATCAAGTTGTCTTTTTTCTCTTTGTATTCTGCGAAGAAATGCGTAATGTATAATCTGTGTAAAGTAAGCAAAAGGATTCTTAGATTTCTCAGGATTAAAATTGTGTATGTATTGAACGCAATTTTCGATCCCATCAGAGATCATATCCTCCTTGAACATATAGTTTACAAAGTTTGGTTTGAATGATAGATGATTTGCGATCTTCAAAAAACACTCACCAATATAACGTGGTATAGGTGGTTTTGGTAAACCTTTTATTTCTGCAATTTCTCTATCTTCTCTCAGTCTAACTAATGCGGCTAGAAACTCCTTATTGTTAACATAATGTTCCGATCTTTTACGTTTAGGCATATTCCTAGTTATCGCCATAATTATAATCCTTATTATGTAGAAAGTATAACATTTATACCATAAAAAAGCAAGTACTTGACAACATATCAAAATACATGTACAATAACCTTTGTAGAGGTTTAAGGATATTAGCCCTTTGATTCTTTGAGTTTATATAACTTCTCTAGAATATCTTTTGCATCATTTACATTAGCAATATATCCCATCTCTCGACTTAATTTAGGTTCATCACTTTTTATCTTAGAAGTATCTCTTAACCATCTTTGATACATTGTAATCATCTCGACATCAGATGATTCTGACATTGTTAATACTTCCTTTAAATCAATCATAAACATATCTTCTTTAGTTGTTTTTAACCAAGGTTCAATTCTGTAACCCATGATTCCTTTTTTACTTTGTACTTCATTTACTATAATCGGATTCGATACTAATAATATAGTTCGATCAATTTCTTCAGAGGCAGCAACCTTCGCGAAGATTTCCTCTCCACTCTTAAATTTGATAGTAGCATAGAAGTCGTCTTCGATCATTTGTCTTTAAGTTGTATTGTAATTATATCATAATTGAAGTTTTCTTCATTATAAATTTTAATTCTTTCAATTAAATGATTTAGTGTGTAGTTTTTTCTAGATTTAAGTGAGCAGTCATCAGAGATGTCGTATAAAACAGCTTTGACTTTGTTAGATCCTTTTCTAAGAACTCTTCCAATGCTTTGGAGGTTTCTAATTCTTGACTTTGACGGAGAGGCGAAAACAATATTATGCAAGTTTTTAATATTGATACCTGTTGAAAATGTACCATAAGATGCAACGATAATAGCATTCACTTCTCTTTCAGTAATTTCACGAATTTGCTCTCTTTCTTCAGCATCCACTCCACCATGAACAAAGAAAGCTTTCCTGTCATCACTCTTGCTATTATTTATCATACTGTATAGCACTGAACCATGGGCTTGTACTCTACTATACAAAATTAAAGTATTACCTTTAAGATCAAGAGTTAGATTTGTAATAAACTTATTTCTTTGCTCATGAGAGATCAAATATTCAATCTCATCATTATAGGTTTCAAACTTTTTAGGTGGGTGTTTAAGAACTAAACATTGAATATCAAGTTGAGAAAGATGACCTTGTTTCATTAATTCATCTGTCTTTGTCACTTTGTATGAAGGGCCAAACAGACCCTCTAAGACCCATTTATGCGTCTGTGTGCCGTCTAAAGTTCCAGTGAATCCAAATCTATACTTAGCATGATGTAACTTTGTCATTATAGATATTAATGACTTACTCTTAAATAGGTGAGCTTCATCTCCTATAACTACATTGTAATCTTCAAAGAATTGTCTTTCTAATTTATAAACAGATTGCCATGTGGTAATTGTGACAGGAAATTCATTTGTTTTTTCTTTTCCAGAATATATTCGATGACAGTATGACTCAGAATCCCAACCATAATCCTGAAAGTCCTTATACATCTGCTCTACGAGAGATGTCGTCGGAACAACTAGCAGGATTTTTTGACGTTTATCTACGTAGTATCTTACGAGAGAGTAAATCATCAAAGATTTTCCTGAAGCAGTCGGTGATATCAATAACTTTCTATTGTGTTTTAAGGCATCGAATACTCCGTCAACTTGGTATTCTCTGGGGGGATGAGAGCATATAGATCTCATATAATCCTTTACACCTTCATATGATATCCCCTCATTCTCTTCAAAGGGAACTCCATAGTATTCATTGTCTACAAATTTATAACTATAATCGTGCTTCTTACAAAATGCTACTACTCGATCTAATAAACCAACATAGATCCTCTTTGATCTTAAATCAAATAAATGTATTTCACCATTCCAATTACGATTCCGATATTGAGGCATAAACTTTGCACTCTCAACTTGGAAAGTAAAGTAATCTCTTAGCTCATATTCAATATGAGGTTCTGCATTTACTCTAAGAAATACTTCATTCGCCTTGGATATAACAACATTAGCTGAAGTGTTAATCACATAGATCCATGAATCTATATGTATTTATCAACCCATTCCAGCGTTAAATCTCATAAACTCAATTGCATTTTTAATTTGATATGT